GCGACAGTCCGGTATCCCTCCGCAGATGATGAAGATGACCCCAGAGATTTACGTTGTTCTCGACGTGCGAAAGCCGCAGAACAAAAACGTAGGTGAGGATTTGTCGGTCGCGCGGTCCGCGATTCTGAAGGCGATCTTGGGCGATAAGACATTGTCCACGATCACAGGTTCGAACGGAAGTATCAATTACGACGGTTGCATCACTGACTTGGCTCGCAACCGACAGCTACAAGGACAGATGGGCGTGAGCTTCACCTTCTCATACCCATGGTTGCCCGGTGAAGTGATTCAGTTTTAACGGAGACGGTCATGGCAGTTGGTAACGACATCATCGAGGGCTCGCTGCTCTCTCCGAACATCGGCAACTATTACATCGGCAAGGGCATCTTGTCGATCAAGCTGCTCGGCGAATCCGCCTATACCGACTGCGGCAACGTTCCACAGTTTGAGTTTCAGGCAAAGATCACCCAGCTTGACCATTTCTCCTCGCGGACCGGCGTTCGCGTGAAGGACTTCACGGCCGTCATTGAGATCGCGGGCTCGCTTACGATCCAACTCGAAGAGTTGACCGCGCGCAACATGGGCTTCGCGCTGCTCGGCCTGCCGACCGGCGGCCCGTCGCCGACCCCGGACACGATCGACATCTTCTCGAACCCGGTCATCTACGGGTCAGTGAAGTTCGTCGGCACCAACATCATCGGCCCTGTCTATACGATCACCTTCCCGCTCGTGAAGCTGTCGCCCTCGAAGGCGCTCGGCCTGATCGCGAACACATGGGGAACGATCGATCTCGACGGCGACGTGCTGTTCGACCAAGTGCAGCAGAGCTTCGGCACCGCGACGGTGACCCAGCCCGAATCCCCGAGCCAGTTGCTCGGATAAGGCTCCAGCCTGATATTGCAGCCGCGAAATCAGGTTATGGCTTGATTATTCTGTATGCGAAAATGGACCCGGAAGGGCTGTTTTCGCATACGCGTTAATCCCCACCCCCAGAAGGAAGCACCCCCATGACCGACGAAACAGCAGCCCCGGCTCCCGAAACCCTCCCGGAAGGCGAAACGATCGCCCTCGAATCCACGACTTCGGCTGAAGTGGCCGCCCCCAGCGAGCCCGTAGCCGCCAGTGAGCCGGCCGACCCAGCCCCGGCCGACCCAGCCCCGGAGGCCGAAACCGCTCCAGAGGCTCCGCAGCCCGTTTCCGAAGCTCCCGCGCCCGTGGCGCAGCCCGATGCGCCGGCCGCTCAGCCCGAGCCGGTCGCGGAACCCGTCCACCCCTCGAAGCTCCCGGTCGGCCATCGGCCCGCCCCGGCCGGCCCGGACCACCACGTTTTCCGGGGCCACCATCCCCGCAGCACGAAAGCCTAACCGTCCCCCAACATCAGAGGTCCCCCAATGAAGTCCCAAGGCTTGAGTCTCGCCGACATCGCGAAGCTCCATGAAGACGTGAAGATCGGCCCGGCGGAAGACCAGTTCGTTCGCATCCATGGCATCTCGGCGAAAGTCGCGCTGACCCTGATCAACAAATACCCGGCCGTGCTGACAAAGGCATTGCAGGGCGGCGGCCTCAAGTTCGGCGATATGGTCAAAGCCGCCCCGGATGTTCTGTCGGCGATCATCGTCGCCGGCACCGGCAGAGACTTCAACGATGACGAAGAGCTTGAGAACGCTGGCGAGCTTCCTATCGAGGTCCAAATGGACATCCTCGAAGCGATCGGGAGGTTGACCTTCAAGAGCGGGTTCGGCCCTTTCGTCAACAGGATCGTCGCCCTATCCGAAGCCGTTCAATCGGCAAACCTTGGAAAGGTGCCGGATATGAAATCGCCGCAGGAATCGAATTCCTTGTAGCGAACGGGCACGGTCCCGATAATGTTTGGGACTACACGCCGCGCCAGATGGCGGCCTACTGCTTTCTGGCGGATCGGCGCGTCGATCGGAACAGCCATCGCGAATTGACCCTGATCGCCCTCGGCACGCACGGCGACGAGAAGGCCCTCAAGGACGCGATGGAAAACTGGGAAAGCGAAAACTCGTGAAGCTGATTTTCGAAAAGGGCGTCGCGGCTCCCAAGTTCAAGCAGAACTTGGCAGGCCTTGGCGATCGTTTCGAGAAGGCCATGACCGCCACGATGAACATCATGGCTTCGCTGATCGAGGACGCGGCGCGGGCGAACATCGCGGCCAGCGGCAACTTCGGTGAACGATGGACCGCCGGCTTGCACGTCACGGTCGAGAACCCCGGCGCGATCGGCAACATGAAGCTGGCGATGTCTCACGACATCCCTTACGCCGGCATCTTCGAAGACGGCGGTACGATCGAGGGCAACCCTCTGCTCTGGATTCCGATCAGCGGCACCGATGCCGAGGGCATTGAGGCCAAGAACTACGGCGACATGTTTAGCGTCACCCGAGAAGGCAAATCCCCGCTGCTCTTCTCAATGGCCGACAAGCTCCCGAAGTATTTCGGTATCGAGGAAGTCACGATCCCCCAGAAGTGGCATCTGCGCGATATCCAACTGAGCGTGATGGCAAACTTCCGGCAGACGTTCGACGCGGAATTCAAGGCGGCATAAATGGCTCAGCTTGACGACGTAGTTCAAAGGGTACTCTTGCAAGGTGACGAAGAGGTCATCGGCAAGCTCGTTGAGATTGGAGAGAAGGGCGCGGAGGAGTTCGAAAAACTCGCCGACCTCTCGACCAAGGGCCTCAGCGGCTTTGAGGCATTCGGCGATTCCATCGGCCTGATCGGCACCGCGTTGATCGGCGCTGGCATCGCGACGCTCAACTTCGTTGACGCGCAGGACGAAGCAATCCAGAAGACCAACTTCTTGGCTGAGGCCTTCGGCGCGACAACGTCGGAGATCGTCGGCCTCGAATCCGCGTTCGCGCAGGCTGGCGTTAGCACCCATACGTTCGAACGGTTTGCTCAACGCCTCACTACCACGATCGCCCGTGAGTGGCCTCAGATAACAGAAATCGTCCGCACGTCGGCTGATCAGCAGAACAGTGCGCACGAGCGCATCATCTCTTCGACCGTGCGCGTGCAGGACGCCCAGAACAGTCTCGGCCTCGTCAACGAGGAGACATCCTCAAAGATCGCCAATTCCAACCTCCGGGTCGAGGAGGCCTACACGAAGCTTCGGTTCGCCGCCGAGACTGCGCTCGAAGCGATGCGCGCCGGCACGAACAGCGTCGCCGACGCGGACCTCGCCCTCGAAGCCGCGCAGCAGCGCCTCGCCCAGACCGAGGGCAATGGTCCCTCCGATGCTGACAAGAAAGACCTCGCGCATAGGCAGGCCTTGCAGGGGGTGCAGGACGCGCTGGCGCGCACCGAGACCGCGCGGACTCAGCAGCGCCAGCAGCAGGCGGAGGCCGCGCAGAAGCAACAGGCGCTTGAGCAAGCGGCGGCCGACGCTTCGCTCCACCACGAGGCCGCGCTCAACGAGGCGAGCACTGCCCGAATCAAGGCTGAAAATGCCCTCAAGGAAGCGATCACCGCGCGTAATGAAGCTCAGGAACACGCGGACCAACAGGCGCTCAAGGACATCCCGTCGATCGCTAAGGCATTCGAGAGCATCACGTCCGGCGCGAAGGGCGCAACCGACGCGATCGACATCACGCAAGTCTCGGTTCAAAACTTGACCAAGGGTATTTTCTTGGCGGCATCGGCTGGCGGAGTGCAGCCGACCGGCCTTCAGGCCATGACGAAGCTCAGTGAGGTCCTGTCGAAGGATACTGACCACCTTATCACGTCCCAGCAACGTTTAGCGATCGTGCAGCAGCTATCTCAACGCGTCTTTGGCTCGACTGGCGCGGCGGCATTTCAGTTGCTTGATGCTTTGGAGCGCGGTCCCGACTACTTCAAGAAGTTCGAGGAGGCCAGCAAAAATTCGCAGGCCGTAACTAAGAAGTCGGAAGAAGCTATCAAACATTTCCGTGACTCAATCGCGCTGTTGGAGAACACGATCGACCTTATCAACCGTAGCATCGCGGCTGCGGCGACGCCGGCATTCACCGCCGCGATCAATGCCATGAACGAATCGCTCAAGAACAGCGATGGGGTGCTGCATCTGTTCGTAGAAGGCGTCAAGGCAATCAGCGGCGCGATCGGCACCGTTGTTGGAATCTTCCGCGACCTCTTTGTCGCGATCGACAAGAGCTTTAATCTGGAGAAGGGTCGCTCGTTCCAGATTTTCCTTGGCCTGATGGTAGTCTTGGTCGGCGCGTTCGCGAATGCCTTCCTTGGCATCCCTGCCGTCATCGCCGTAGTCGTCGTCTCGCTCGGATACATCGTCGATCACCTGAAGGACATATCGAAGTGGGTCGAGGACAATCGGGACAAGTTCATCGCGGTCTCCGCCATCGTCTCCGGCCTTATCGCGTTCTTCGCGCCGATCCCGGTTGCGATCGGGTTGATTGTCGCAGCCAGCGTGCTCGTGTACGAAAACTGGGACAAGATCAAAGCGAAGATCGGTGAGGTCTTCGAAGCCATCGCCAAGTCGCCGTTCGGTGAGTTCATCGGAACCTTGCTGTCGGGACTGAAGAGCGTGCTTCAAGTGCTGCTCGACATCGGCAAAGCCGTCGCGAAGGCGTTCGGGTTCGGCGGCAAGTCGGCCTCAGCGCCCGGCGACACGCCTAGCACGACCACGGGCAGTGAAGCTCCGATCCAGAGCCATGCCCGAGGCGGCCTGATCCATGGCCCCGGCACCGGCACCAGCGACAGCATCCTCTCGTGGGTATCGAATGGCGAGTTCGTCGCGAAGACTGCGGCAGTGCAGAAGTACGGCGCGGACTTCTTCCACTCGTTGAACAACATGACCTTCCCGGGCTTCGCCAGCGGCGGCCTCGTCGGCGCACCGACGCGGCTCGGCGGCGGAGGCGGACCGATTCAGGCGTCGCGCGCCCTCAACCTCACGATCGACGGAAAGACCTTCAGTGGTTTTCGTGGGCCGTCGAACGTTGTGGAGAGCCTTGCTAACTACGCGGTCTCACGCCAGACATCTTCGGCAGGCCGTCAACCATCGTGGGTAAAATAACATGGCGACCTCTCCTCCAGTCGAAAACGTGCTGCCCTCGGGCGCGGATACCGTGCTGACGATCTCCAGCTTCGGCAACATGCTCTATCAGGCGCGCGGGCTGACGCAAACTCTCGAAACCATCACGGCTGCATCGCAGCTTGAGCGCACGATCAATGGCAACCTGATCGACGTGTCGGCTGCGCAGTTCCGCAAGTACCAGTCGCAGATCAGCGTGAGCAGCGAAGTTGACGCGCCGCCGCTCGACGGCGTCTACCCGGGCATGGAAGTGACGGTCGGCTGCGCGGTCGAGCTTTCCTACCCGACCGGCAAGTCGGGCTCGCCACACCGGACCGAAGTGTCCGGCTCCAGCTACTCGCAAAACGGATTCACATTCTATCGGCCGCTGCTCACCATGCTTGTCAAGGACGTGAAGACGAACCTCGACGAGTGGGGCCGCAAGGTCGGATGGACCGTTGACCTCGAAGAGGTATGACGTGCAGACTGACCCTTTGCGACGCGCGTATGGAAACCAAAAGGGCTGCGCTAAGGAGCGCGGTATCGAGTTCAATCTATCGTTTGAAGAGTGGCTAGACCTATGGACAAAATCAGGGAAGCTCTCGCAGCGCGGGCGGCGTCGGGGACAATACGTGATGTCACGTTATCAGGACCAAGGCCCGTATTCACTGGGCAATATCGAGATCAAGGAGTGTGGGGACAACTGCGGCGAAGCGAACCGGGGGAAGCCGTCCATTATGTCGTGCCGACCAAAGACGAGTTCCCACCGCAGGAACATCTCGCTAGGACAATTGGGCCGCGTAGTCAGCCCGGAAACACGCGCTCGCATAAGCGCGGCAAAACGTAGGCGAGCATGACAGCACTGCCGTTCTATTTCGCTTGGGTAGACGAAGGCCAAGACACCTTCGATCCTTCCACCATGTCCGTCTTCGACGAGAACATTTTCTCGTTCAAGGTCGATCATGAGGAGGGCCAAATCCCCACGCTCGACATCGTGATCAAGAACCCGCGCGTAGGCTTGCTCAACCCTTCGCGCAAGACGCGTGCGTGGCTGGCGTGGCAGAGCCCGGCCGACGATCCGATCTATTCCGGCGCGATCGTGCCGCTATTCCATGGCGTGCTCGTGGGCATCCCGACGAACCTCTTCAAGGAATTGGTGACGCTCCAGTTCATCGCGCGCAGCCCGACCTTCATCGCCGACAAGCAGGCCGTCGCCGAGACGATGAAGATTCAACCCTATTACGATCCGATTTGGCTCGACGAACGTCACCGCGACGATCCGGATTCGATCCTCGAAGGCTGGAGCGCACTCTGGCACATCGATCGCCTCACCAACGCGACCACCGCGTCCGACGTGCTTGTTGGCGAAGATGGCACGGTGACATTCACTGAGGATGACGCGTTCTATGACAGCGTCGCCGTGAACGTCGGGCAGCCTCCGCTCGTCAACATACGCGTCGAGGCCAGCGTGCATTGGACCCAGCGGTCATCTGGGTTCTTCACGGTCCCGACCGTCAACATCGCCAGCTACACGGGCGACACATTCATGGGCGACTGGCCCAAGGCCGGCGCTGGCATCGGCGGCGGCTATACCGTCGAGAGCAGCTTCGTCACCGACACCTTCCACGTCGCGCAA